TTTAAAGGTTTTATTACCAGAGAAAAAAATACACACCTTGAGCACCTTGAAGACGATATTATAAATCGTGGTTCAAAAGGTGGCGAAAATGCTGTAAACTTTTTAAAGTCAATTAGAAATATGCTTGCTGGTTCAGCAAGTAGTAAAGTTAATATGACTGTAAAATGGGACGGTGCTCCTGCTATTATTTGTGGTATTGATCCAGAAAACGGCAAATTCTTTGTCGGCACAAAAGCAGTATTCAACAAAACACCTAAAGTTAATTACACTTCATCTGACATTAGAAAAAATCACTCTGGTGATTTAGCAACAAAACTATCTATCGCATTAAAAGAATTAAAAAAACTAGGTATTGATGGTGTATTACAAGGCGATTTTCTATTTTCAAAATCTGATTTAAAATCAGCAACTATAGACGGTGAAAGTATGATTACTTTTACACCTAATACTATCACTTATGCTGTACCTAAAAACTCATCAATAGGTAAAAGAATTGCTAAAGCAAAAATGGGTATAGTATTTCACACATCATATTCAGGTAAAACATTGTCCTCTATGACAGCAGGATTCGGTACAGTTAAAAGCAAATCAGGTATATCGTCTGTATTTTTAGCAGACGCTGCCTATAAAGATGTATCGGGTTCTGCTAAATTTACAAAATCAGAGCTAAGTAGTTTTGACGCATTAATAAGAAAAGCACAAGGGTCTTTATCAAAAGCAGGACCTATATTAGATGAAATGAGTAAATCAACATCTGATAGTTTTTCTATAGGTTATAGACTAAAAACATTTTTTAATTACTACATCAGAAATACAAAAGGTAGTATGGCAAAAGTTAGAACACTACAAGAAATGTTTAGAAATTATTATGAAGCATTTGTACAACAAGAGATAGACGCAAGAAAAACAGAAAGTGGTAAAGACAAGTATAGAGAAATATTAAAAAATGGTTTAAGTTATATAGACAAAAATCAAACTGCTTTAGTTATGGCAATTGCTTCTCATGTTAGTTTACAAACTTGTAAGAACACTTTAGTATCAAAACTATCACAAATACAAAGTATAGGACATTTTTTAAGAACACCTAACGGCTATCGTGTCACAGCACCAGAGGGATTTGTTGCTGTTGATAAAGGGGCAGGTGCTGTAAAATTAGTAGATAGATTAGAGTTTAGTAGAGCAAACTTTACTGCCGACAAAGATTGGGTAAAAGGATAATGATAAAAATAAAACAGTTAATTAGAGAAACAAACTTTGAGAAAATGCTTATGGAGGGTGTTTATGATCCTGGCATCTTTAAAGCATTTTTCTTGGCTGGTGGTCCTGGTTCTGGTAAAACATTTGTAACTGCTAGTGCTTTTGCTGGCACAGGATTAAAAGTTGTTAACTCTGATACTGCTTTTGAAAGAGGATTAAAGAAGGCAAACTTATCATTAAAAATGCCTGATGAAGAAGAATACTTTAGAAATATCATAAGACAAAGAGCAAAAACTTTAACGTCATCACAATTAGACACATATGTACTAGGTAGATTAGGATTAGTAGTTGACGCAACAGGTAGAGATTATAATACAATACAAAGACAATATAATGCTTGTAAAGTATTAGGATATGATTGTTATATGATATTTGTAAATACAAGTTTAGATGTTGCTTTACAAAGAAACTTATTAAGACCTAGATCAATACCTGAATACATTGTTAAGACTAGTTGGAATACTGTACAACAAAATATAGGTAAGTTTCAATATCTATTTGGTAGATCAAACATGGCAATCATAGATAATAATAAAAGTGATAAAGAGTTAGTCACTGACACATTAAGAAAAGCCTCTAACTTTGTTAGATCAAACTTAATGAGAAAACCAAATAATATAATTGCTAAAACTTGGATAGCAAGAGAATTACAAATGAAGAAATTAGGAGTACGATAATGTATTTTATAGAGGGTATATCAGACATTCCTAGAAAGACATATGCTAAAGGTGTCTTTGACAATTATGATACTGATAATCCTAAATTAAAAGCTGGTGTTATTGCTATGATTAAAAGACAAGTAGCACAGTTTGAAAAATATGCTCCTGTTATATCAGTGATGTTAATAGGTTCTATTTTAACAAAGAGATATAGAAATGACGCAGATTTAGATATAGATTTATTAGTTGATGTGCCACCTGCTGATCGTGTTACTATGAGAGAAGCAATCAATAAAAATTTAAAAGATATAAATGGCAAATTAATACCAGGTACAAAACATCCTATTAATTATTACGTTCACACTGACCCACAAATTAATAAAGATCATTTACAAACAGCAGACGGTGTATATGATGTTATGAAAAATGAGTTTGTAAGAAAACCTGTTGAACAATCTTTTGATCCTAAACAATATGAGGCAGACTTTCAAAAAAAAGTTAAAGAAATAGATGTTGTAAAAGGTGAATTACATAGAGATATTATAGACTATAAAGAATTACAAGAGTTAACGCCAAGTGATGTAGAAAACTTACAAGCATTAATATCTAAAAAGTTGACAGAAATAGAAAATGCGATTATGTTCTTTGATAAACTAGGACAAGATTTGGCACAGGCAAGACGAGATTTATATAATAGAGATTTAACACCTGATGAGATAAGACAATATGGTATTCATCATAAGTTACCTAAAAATGTAATTTACAAATATTTAGAAAAATATCATTACTTAAAATTTTTTAAAAAGTGTAAAGAAATTATGAAAGACGGAAAAGTTACAGATGACGAAATAGATTCTATTTCAGAAGCA